CTACACTAAAAAAGTAAAGCCGTTTACTTTTCTTGAGTGGGCATCAATTGTTATTTCTCTTAATGCACCTTTCCAAAATGCCTTTTTTCTCTCATCGTTCAGATCACGGTACATTTTCAGCCAACCATCATTAAATTGGGATTTTAATGCCATCAATGGCTTTAAATCAATGTCATTTCCCTTATATAGTTCTAGTTTATCCGATAATATTTCATACTGCTCATCATAATATTGTTCGCTTATTCTGCCTTTTTGGAACTGGATATTAAGCCTTTCAATTTCCGCTTTTAAAATATGGGATTTGTCAACTTTGACTTTTGCCTTCTTTTCCTTCAAACTATTAATTTCGTTATCAATATTTAGCATGATATTGTCAATAAGATATTTTTCAATCACGCTTTCTGTTATGCACGCCGTTCCATGTCTGCTCCATTTATTTTCGCACCTGTAACGTTTATAATAGCTATAGCCGCCGCTTTTCAACTCCTGTTTTTTGGTAAATCCTGTGAATTTATTCCCGCACACAGGACATACAATCAGCGATGAAAAATAATAAACGCTGTTATGGTTATTAAAATGAGTTTTGGTTTGTGTGATTGACTTGATCATCTCGAATTGCTTTCTGGTCATGTAGGCCGGGCAGTAATCATCTTTGCCGAACTTGCGTCCCGTGTAAACTTCATTGCCTAAAATCCTGTTTACCTGATAGACGGTTGGCGGGTTATCGTAATTTTTGCTTTCTATGTAATTCCTCACTTCGCGCTTGGAATATGTGACAAAATATCTGGAAACTATTTCATCTACGATATGACTGGTGGAGTCATCTTTGATTATGAAACCGTTTTCGTCTGTCTTATAGCCGTATGACAGAGCCCCATTGACGTGAAGTCTTTTATCTATTTTGTACTTGAACACCGCTTTTATCCGTTCGCTTGTCCGGTCGCATTCCGCTTGGTTGACTGACAGCATTATGTTTATAACCATCTGGCCATTGGCGGTTGAGGAATCGTAATTCTCGAAGATAGTTTTCCAATGGCAATTATTTTTTGCTAATATATCCTCGGTAATGTTATAGTCCCGGATATTCCTAAACCATCGGTCAAGCTTGGTTACCAGTATCATGTCGATGTTGCCATCCCTGACATCATTTAGCAACCTTAGCAGCTCTTTTCTGTATTTCATTGGCTTCCGCGCTGAAATACCTTCATCGGCGTAATAATCCGCTATTAAATATCCGTTTTTGGCCGCATAATCAGTCAGAGCCATTCTCTGAGCCATCAACGATAGACCCTCTAATTTCTGCTCTTCGTGAGATACACGTATATAAATTGCACAGCGTTTTAATTTTCCCATGGTTAGCCTCGTCCTATTTATTTATCCGACCTCATTAATCATTATATTCCATTCATTGGGTTTGGCAGCAGGTTTTTTATAGATGCTATATTCCAAAGGTTCACGAAATTTTCGGTCAGCTACGTTTGACTTTCATTGTTTGTGATGTTTTTGGCAGCAATGTGTGTGGTTTATGGGATGTCGCCCCCTACGTCAACTTTAAAAGAAGTTAAATAGGAAATGCTTCTTTGTCCAATGTCGTTTTCTTTGAAATACTCACCTCGGTAATTTGAATAATTATCGCCGATAGCAGCCCTTATTTCCTCGGTGAGGACCTCTGATACACCCGTGGTAATGCGAATGGTATAGTCTCCCGGAGGCAAAGGATCGCCACCCGACGAAAACGGCCCCGGCAGAGCCATGCCGCCACTAAGTTCTTCGCTGTCCTGCCCTATGTAGTTGTCTCCCACCACGGTCGCCATTAGTGAAATCCCGTTAGGCAGATTGGAACGGATGCTGGTAAAAGCGAAGCCGTCAGCAACTTCTACCTCGACTTCTAAAATTAGGTCGATGGGATATTCTAAAATATCCGCTGGCGTTTCTTGACCACAAGCTGAAAGCATGGCAAGTGAAATCAGCGTAATCACGATTGCCGACAATTTTTTAGTAATTTTCATATAAACTCCTTTCTTTTGCGTGAGTTATTGTATCACAGTAGTATTAAAATACTTTCACGTCCACTCCCTCTTTTTATAATTTGCCCTACCGGGCTTGTTTTCCTTCAATTTTCTAATGTTTGCATATAGCTCATTTATATTATCAAAGTCCCACCCACTAAATCACATCATGCCTTTTTTGCGTTTGTATCCACTAAAGCTGATAATGAATCCCTTTTCAGTAAATAACGGTCTATGTCGGCTAAGTTGCGCAATGCTATGTATGCTTGTTCGCGGCCATCATCATTTAATTTTTCATAATAATTTATTATTTCTGAAAGTTCAGATGAATAGTTTGGGGAAATTCTTACTATTTTTTTTGCCATCGGAACATCATATCCCATTAACCATGCTTCACTTACATTTAATGCTTGTGCAAGCTGATAAACCCCATCTTGTTTTGCTTCGTATATACCATTAACCCATTGGCTAATGCTAGCTTTTGAATATCCTGTTTTTTCCGCCAATTCAGTAGTATTTATTCCACATGAGTTCATTGCCATGCTTAATCTATTTTTAAAAGTATCCACTCGTTTATTATTCATAATACACCTCGCTACGCTTAATAATAAAAGGTGTTTAACATAAAGTCAAGGGAAATTAAAAAAAGTTAATGAAACTTAAAAATAATGCTTGACAAGCAACTGTTAAGGATGCTAAACTGTTAAGGTACATTAACTAGATTCGTTAAAACTTAGGCCTATACGAAAAGAAAATTCAAATTTTAAAATAATAGAAAGGAATTTGTAAAAATGCCATATGATTATTCAAAATTAAGAGGTCGCATAAGAGAAAAATATAAGACAGAAGGGGCTTTTGCAAAAGCAATGAATTTGTCCAAAGCTTCTTTATCTTGTAAATTAAATAATTCAGTAGGATTTTCACAATCGGAAATGCAAAAAATCATCGAGCTTTTGCACGTAAAAACAGACGAATTAAAAGATTTTTTTTTTCGACAATAAGTTAAGCTTCCTTAACGACACATAAGCTTGACACAAATTCATTAATTAAAAATCAGTTGCCCAGTAGCAGAAATCACACCGAAAACAAGAAACCTATACAAGCCATATGGCATAAAATTAGCAAGAGGTCAAAATGAAACCAATAATCCCATATGAAACCCAAGAACATATAAAAAATCACTTGATCACTTTATGGATTGAGCAGAAAGCCGAGGAGTGGGGTTGCGAACCCAGCGATATTGAACATACAAGAACCATCTGCCCGGCTGGACAGGAGTATTAGCTTAAAAAATGAACCCATAAGAAACCAACAGCCTAACCCGGCAGAAAGGACAAGCACATGACAAAAATAGAACTCCAAGAAAGACTTGAGGAATTGAACCGGAAATGTGGCGAATGCAGCAGGCAAATCTACATGAACGATGAGGAATACGCCATCCTTGAAAAAGCCCTATATCGCCCTTGACCTTGACAAATACATATTCGCAAAATTAGCCCATGCTGACATGATGGCATTCCTTAACAATGAATCCAAGTGGGACTTTATGATTGAAGCAAGCGACAGGCTGACAGAATACCGGAGATATAAAAACGCAATGACAAGGTTTGAAGCCTTGGGTGAAGAGCGTGAAAGATTGTCCGAAATCATCAGCGATTACAGAATCAAATACGAGCCAGAAAACATATTTTGAAAGCGGGGAGTGATAGAAGCTAAACAAAGACACCTAAATAATTAAATTAAATTAATCAGCCACCCGGCAGCAGTATAAGAATAGCCAGAGGTAAGCATATAAACAGCGAAAAGCGCGGCCGCTTATTAATCGGCACAATCGAAAAATTTCAGCGATACCATGATTTAAGCGATGAAGAATTGGCAATAAAAGCCCATTTCACCGTCCGGACATGGCAGAATAGGAAAAAAGAGCCGGGAAAAATGACGATTGAAGAATGGTGGCGGCTATCCGATGCCCTGTGCATTATGGATGCCGACAAGCTCCAAGTGATGTAATCAATAATTCACCATCGGTAACTATCGGCCCAATGCGGGCTGCCAGTTATATCACGGCCGGCACGTGGACACCGTGATTCTCCCAGCGGTGTCCATGAAAGCCGGAAGCACAGTCAAGAAAGAGCAAGGCAAGTTATGAATAAAATCCACCTCATGCACAAGCTTTTCGGAATCGGCGATGGATTTTGCAAGGATTGCAGACACTTCACCAGCGAAAAGCATAACTTGAAAAAATACCGGAAATGCCGGGTGTACGGCGAAAGCCGTTCCGAGGCCACCGACTGGAACGCCGGATTTGCCGCTTGCGGCCTTTTCCCCGGCAAGCCCTATGCCGGAGACCGCACCATCGTCTCAACCATGACCAAAGGCAAGCGGGAAGAAACCGAAATCCCCGGCCAAATGACTATTTTCGATTTTTCATGAGCAAAGCGAAAGGAGATACGGAATATGCGGATAGGGCTGATAGACGTTGACAGCCATAACTTCCCGGTGGGTAAACATGAGGGCAACTTTCCAGAAAGTCAAGGATTTCAAAGACTACATAGATAAATAAGGAGCGGCGCAAAGCATGGGCAACATAGAATTTCACAACATGGACTGCATGGCCGGGATGGCGAAATACCCGGACAAGCACTTTGACTTGGCAATCACAGATCCGCCATATGGGCTTAAAAGGTTCGAGCGGAAAAACGAAACCCATAACAGGATATGTGGTGAGGCAAAAATAAACAGCTGGGACAGGAAGCCGGAAGAGGCATACTTTAAAGAACTTTTCCGGGTGAGCAGATACCAGATAATATTTGGCGCGAACAACTTCAAACTGCCGCCAAGCGAATACTTCATCGTCTGGGATAAAATGCAGAGCGTGGACAACTTCGCAAGCGCGGAATATATGTGGACGAACATAAAAATGCCCGCCAAAGTATTCAGATACCCAATCCATAAAATCCAAGGCGAAAGGAAAAGGTTTCGCAAGATACACCCCTGCCAGAAGCCCATCGCCCTCTACGGATGGATATTGGCAAAATACGCAAAGCCCGGCTGGAGAATCCTTGATACCCATGCCGGAAGCGCGTCAAGCCTAATCGCTTGCCATGATATGAACCTCGATGCCGTGGGCTTCGAGATTGACAAAAAATATTATGAGCTGGCGGACGAAAGGCTTTCACAGCACCGTTCGCAGATGAACATCTTTGATTACATAAGGGGGGGGGCAGATGAACATCTTTGATTACATGGGGGCAAATTAAATGCAGATGACCATATTTGATGTCTTATACCCAAAATACATCATCAGCAAGCCAATCCGGCTGATTGAGCTGTTCGCCGGGATAGGGTCACAGGCGATGGCATTAAGGGAGCTGGGGGCTGATTTCGAACACTACCGCGCCATCGAAATTGACAAGCCCGCCATGGCCGCATACAACGCCATCCATGGCACGGCATTCAAGCCAGCGGACATAACCAAGGTCAAGGGCAAATACTTAGGGATAACCGAAAAAGAAAAATACTCCTACATCATGACCTACTCATTCCCATGCCAAGACCTCTCCCCGGCGGGCAAAAGAAAAGGCATGGCAAAAGGGGCAAAGACACGTTCCGGGCTTCTATGGGAAGTCGAGCGGCTGCTAAACGAAACCACGGAGCTTCCGGACATTTTGCTCATGGAAAACGTCCCGGATGTCGCCAACAGGAAAAACATCAGCCAATTCCACGACTGGCAGGACTTCCTTGCCGCCAAAGGATATAAAAATTATGTCCGGATGATGAATGCTGCCGATTACGGAGTCGCGCAGAACCGCAATAGGTGCTTCATGGCCTCGCTCCTCGGTGATTTTAGCTACAGCTTCCCCGAACCCATAGCATTAGGCAAGACAATCGCGGACTATCTGGAAGAAAAAGTTAGCGAAAAATACTACATAAACACGGAAGCCGCCCGGCTGCTGGTCGAAAAATACAAAGAGAAACAAGCTAATAAACAGGCGCGGAAAGCCAATAAAACCAACATCAACGAAGCGGGGCATCTGGAAAAAGGGACAGGCAAGCACCAGTCCAACAAAGTATACGGCACAGACGGCACGGCGAGGACGCTCACCGCCCATGACGGCACAGACCCAATGAGGATAATCCTATGAAGATAAAACACGCCGGGACGCTGGGGAAAGATGGGAACTGCCATAACGGATATCTAGTCCTGCAAACAGACAGCGTCAGCACAACGCTCCTATCAAGGGACTACAAAGACCCCATCAAGATAATAGAGGAAAAAATGCCAAGACCGAAAATAAACCAGATAGGAAATCTGCTGACAGCCGGAGCAAATAGGCGTAAATTTGAAAACCCGCAGCCGGGACGTGTCATAGCTACTGACGGAAGCTCCCCGGCATTGGACACCTGCTCCGGCGGCGGCCACCAGCCCAAAATAATGACCCCGGCAATGACCACGGAAGCCGATTACAGGATAAGGAAGCTGACACCCCTTGAATGCTGGCGGCTGATGGGCTTCTCGGACGAGGACTTTCATAAGGCAAAATGGATGGTAGGCAAAGAAGCCGAGGAATACCTAAAAAAACACCCAGGCCACAAAAAGAAAAGAAAGCAGTTCGAAAAACATGGGCGGATTGAAAGGACAAGCGATACCCAGCTATACAAACAGGCAGGTAATTCCATCGTCCTTAACGTGATGGTGGAAATATTCAAGCCCTTAGTGGCAGGAAGAGAGGAAACGGAAAATGTTTAAAAATAAAAAAGAGCGTGAAGAGTTTCTAGTAAAGGAGACAAAAAAATGATCCATACACTAAAATGCTTGCCGGAATTTTTTGAAGAGTCAGCCGCTTGCCGCAAAAATTTTGAATCTAGGATAAACGACCGCGATTATTCTGTTGGGGACTATCTTGCACTCAATGAATACACGGAAAAAGACGGCTATACCGGACGCGCCGCATTATTTGAAATAACCTATATTTTTGATGACCCGAAGTTTGTCAAAGAAGGATTTGTAATAATGGCGATTGACCTTTGCAAAGTTTCACCTGCGGCCACCGTGGGCGGTGAGGAAAAAACAATTCTGGATTCAATGAACGATTTCAGCAGTTTTAAGAAAGCATCGGAAAGCATTTAAAAACAATTGAAAACTTTAACGAATGGTTTTTAGATTTGTGTTGCGGCAATGATGAGGACGAAAGCGAAGATGAAGAGGGACAATGAGAATGAAAGGATATTTCACGGAAAATGGTTATATGGGGCTGGTTGGCGGCGAATATATGCTATTTGCCGATGAAAGGGATTATATTGATTATTTAGCCGCCCAAGAAAGGAAAAATACATAATGAAAAAAATATACTTGCTGATATTGATAGCAGCATTTTTATTAGCTTCAATCACCGTTGCGGCCCAGACAGGCAATGCCCCGGTCAAAGTGCCGGAAGACATTAAGGAAATGACTGAAAAAATTGGGTATTCATATGGTCTTTGCCCGGAAATATTGCAAGCAATAGCATTTTATGAAAGCAGTTTCCGCCCGGAAGCAAAAAACGGCACTTGCATAGGCTTAATGCAGATAAACGAGCCTTTTCACCGGGAACGCATGAACCGTCTGGGGGTTACTGACCTATACGACCCATACCAGAGCATTTTGATGGCGGCTGATTACATCATGGAGTTAAAGGAACTCCACCATGACATAGCAATAGTTCTTATGGCTTACAACGGATTTAGGAAACCAGCGGAGTATGCCGAGCGGACAGGACAAATTTCAGATTATGCGTCCAAGGTTTTGGAATTGTCGGCACAGCTGGAAAGATACCACGGCAAATAG